TCTTTATATCTTTATACATTACATACATACTAACTAGTATCTTTCTCCCTCCCCCGACTTTAAAAATAATTTCAAATATGATATACTGTAGGCAGGTAAACAGGAGGAAAAAGTTATGCCGAAAATTGAACTGAGATTGAGTGAAGGTAAGGTCCACATAGAGCACCAGGGAGAGCTGCATTTTGAAGATGCGATCAACACTCTCACCACTGCGATGCTGTTCTATATGAACCAATTCACCAAAAATGTAAAGGAAGAACACCAGGAGCATGTGCGCCAGACGGTCTATGATTTCGCCAATGACCGCTTCACGCAGGTACTGGAAATGTACGCCCCTGAGTTTGAACTCCGCCCCCATCTGACGACCGAAGCAATCATGAAGGCCGAAAATGAAATATTACTGTCCCAGATGCCACAGTCTGCTGACGAGGAGTGAGTCCTTTAACGGAGGGTATTGCAAGACCTGGCACGAGTGTCCGAAATGTAATACCTTTCTTCATACCTACCGCCCCCTCCCGCACCAGATCGCGGTCCACACCGATAAGCACCGGCTCATAGGTAATTTCGGAGGGTATGGCACAGGTAAGACGACTACTTCACGGGAAGAAGTAATCAAACACTGCATTATTACTCCCGGAGCGCTGGTCGTCATCGGAGCCGGGGTACAGAGGCAGTATGAACAAACCATTAAGAGGGAACTGGAGTCGGACATCCCGGCGAAGTTCGTCAAGCACTATTCGTCTCAGAAGCAGACGATGGACCTGATCAACGGTTCCCGTATATTGTGGACGCCGTTCGATGACCCGGATAAGCTGAGATCCATGAACATCACGATGTTCGTTATCCTGGAAGCATCCGAGGTAAAGGGTGAGACCTATGCCCAGCTGAACACCCGCTTCCGTAACCTGGCGGCGAGCGTGCCGAAAAGGGACGCAGAGGGAAACATAGTTTATAAGATGCTCCCCAACGGGGATGAAGTCGAGGTTTTGGAGTTCGACTGGCGGAGAGGGATCATTGAGTCCAACCCGGATGCGGGGTGGATTAAAAACGAGATATTGATGCGAAGCCACCGGATATACCAGCACGGGACCTACCACGAGTATATTCAGGATGAAGAGCGTATAGTTCCGGAGCTGTCGAGCCACGTTGCGGCGACGCACGTTAACCCCTACCTGCCTGCAGGATGGGAGGAAGACCTAAGGAGAAAGAACCCGAAATGGTGGCAACTGCGCTACCTGGACGGAAGCTTCCAGTATTCCGAGGGTCTGGTTTATCCGAGTGCGATGAATAACGTCGTTCCGCAATTCGAGGTTCCGAGGAACTGGCTGCGGATGGTCGCATTCGACTACGGTATTGCCGACACGGCAGCGTTCGTCTTCGTTGCGATTGACGAGATGAACGGGCAGGCGTTCGTTTACAAAGACCCGAATGCCACGAACCGGTCGGTTGAACAGCTGGCGAAGATGTATCACCTCAATGCCGCGGACATCCCGGTCGGGGGGTTGTACAGGCAGCCGATCATTGACCCGAAATCAGGACCTAAGCGGGGGACGAACCTAAGGACCCTTTCAGACGAGTTCCTTGACTACGGGATCAACTTCCAGCCGGGGCACGTTAACGTTGATGCACGTATTTTCCGGCTCAACACCTGGTTTGAGTCAGGCAAGCTGAAGATCATGGATAACTGCACATTCCTCATTGAAGAGCTGCAGCAGTACCGGTTTAAAGAAAAGACGCTTTCTGACACAGACAGGACGATTTCCAAGCCGATGGATAAAAACAACCACGCTATTAATGCACTGGAGTGGATAGTCATGGAACTTCCGCACGATCCACGCAGTTTAGCCAACACCCTTGTCGAGAGGAACCGCAATCAAAGCGCGATAACCCCTCTGGACGAGTATGAACGCAGTTTGCCGACGCCTTGGCAGTTCGGCGACGAGGAGGACGACTCCTCAGAGAAAAGAGGGATGAGAAAATGGTGGTAGAAATCATCATCGCTGGTGCCATACTGGCACTCACAGTAGTTCTCTACAAGGGCGTTAACATTACGATCAACGTCAACCACAAATCAGAACAGATACAGGCGACCGTTCCGACGGTAGCAGACCTGAAATCTATGAAGGAAGCGCTTTCCGAGGAACTCTCTGTTGAAGAGGACAAGTTCTATAAGAGCACGATGAGCGTCATAGGACGAGTCAATGAACTTATGTATGGGAAGCCCAAGGAGGATAAGGAATGAAAAAGCGCAAAATAGACCCGGAGTTCGGGGTGGAATTGCCTAATGGCATCGAACTCCAGGATCTGGAACAGAACTACGGCATTATGGAGGCGGAATACCGGGCGGCTTACGCACGGATGAAGATTCTTGACCTCGCCGACACAGGCAGGATTTGGGACCTGATCGCCAAGGAGTTCCCGGAGTATCAGGTTTCCCCGGATACGAACTATGTGAACTACATCAAGGAGAATATCCTGGCGTCGGTTTACACGGTCGGGAAAAACGCCCAATTACTTGCCAAGAAAAAAGAAGATGTCGAACTGGTAGGGAAACTGAACAAAGTCCTGGAAACCGTCTGGGGCGTTTTGGATGTACCATTTTACCAATTACAGGCCGGCGAAAGAGCTGCACTTCTGAACTTAGGTATTACACAGGTCGGGTGGAGTGCCGACTTAGTAGGAGGAACCCATGAAAGCTGGTACAAAGGCGACCTGGTGTTTAAAAACATTGACCCCATTAACTTTGGACGCGATCCTTTTGCAGACTCTCTGGAAGAGTCCGCCTGGTGTATTTATCACAATATGTATCATAGATTCACGCTCCTGGAAAACGAGAACTACATTGATGCACTGAAACAGTACAATCCGCATACTGCGGGTGTTAATACCATCAATTACGACCGTTCCACGGGCAGGAACATCAACACGGATTCAAAATATTATCACGTGATTATTCATTGGGTTAAACATTACGATGAAGAATCGGGAGAGGTGAAAATTCATGAGATCCACACCATTGATAACCAGTACGTCTTGCATGTCAATGAAGACATCAAGCCAAGAATGTTTCCGTTTGCGGAACTCTATTCGACTCTCGCAGTTAAAGACCCGGTTGGGGTCTCAGAACCGTCGAAAATCCTTGCGAGCACGATCGTTTACAACTTACTCGACGGGATCATGGTCACGCACGCCTATAAGGCACAACGTCCGCCTAGATTCATTTCGGATAGATCCGGTCTTAACCTCAGGGCTTTCCAACAATATGGTAATGATCCTGACAAAGTATTTATTGTACATGGTCTGGTAGATGATGTGGTTAAATACATGCAGTTCCCACCATTACCACAGGGGCTGGAAAATGTTGCCATGCGTATTGCAGGCAGTATCGAGCGTATGTCCGGGATTGATAGCAAATACACAGGTAAAGATACTGGTTCTATCCTGACAACCGGCGGAATTGACTCCATGTTGGCTCAAGCTACCATGCGGGACACGACCCGGATACGCCTTTATGAAAATTACACCAGGCAATTGACACGCCTGATCATTCAGTTTATGATTGAATACGGGGATAAGCGGCAATACACTTACAAACCCAAGAACAGTCTGGGTTACGAGACAGTCGAAATTGATTTTGCCGCTATCCCACCTGACATCTTATTTAACTATTCTGTGGATATCAGTACCGACGTGCCCAAAAACAAGGCAAAATTGGATGCGTCTGCCGATGCAATGCTGGAGAAATCTATGCAATACCAGGCAAATCCTGAAATCATCACTACTGAAGAGTGGTTGATGTTCAAGGACTTCCCACAGAAAGATTTGATTTTGGAAAGAATCAAATTGCAACGAGAAGCGAACATGACGGAGCAAATTGCACAGATATTGTCTATGTTTGCGGCACTTTCCGAACAGGGAATGGACCCAAATCAAGCCATAGACATGATTGCGAAACAGATGGAGGCACAACAGCAGCCTGGCGGTCAGGCTCAACCTCCTGGACCTCCAATGATGTAAGCGCAATTATGTTTAAAAAGCAAGAGAAATCTTGCTTTTTTTACGTGAACATGGTATATTATTCATAGATAGATATGGGTTTCCACCTGCCCTAAAAGTGTGTGTATTTTCTATCGCCAAACCAGGAGATCGGCGCCCTGTGAGGAGGACAAAGCCAGATGACGATGTATAAAGATTTACTAGATGAACTAGAAATGGACCTAAAAGATGAACCCGAGCAAGATCCGCCAGCTACGGACAAAGAGCCGGACATCCTGGATGATGAAAATGATCCTGTGGAACCAGAAGATGTAGAACCTGAGGGAGATCCTGAGCCAGAACCGGAGAAAACACCGGAACCGGAGGAGAAACCTAAGGAAAAAGACGACGCAGCCAACAAGGCATTTGCGGAATTACGTGCTAAAAGCACGCGATACGAACGCATGTTAAAACGCTTGGCTGAAAGTTCGAACAAAAGCCTAGATGAGTTCGTTAATGAACTCGAAGACAAGGCCATCGAGCGCCAGGCCAAGAAAATGGGGACAGACCCAGCTTTGCTCAAACGTTTAGAGGCGCTTGAGGAAGAGAATCAACGCTATCAGGAAAGTAACATTCGGTTGTACTTACAGTCGGAATTCAAGAGAGTTGAATCAACGCTCAAGTTGTCTGAAGCAGAGATGAAAGAGTTTACTACTCAGCTTATAGCTGATAGTCACGATTTCGGTAATCTAAAGGTGGATTACCTGAAATTATACCGAGGCTACAACCACGACAAGTTGGTTGAGCGCGAACGCCAAAATTGGATTAAGAAAAGTGAGAAAGATGGTCAAGCTCCGGGCACAGTTAAACC